ATGTTTAATAAGGAAATTACTTTGAAATATCTTAAAGCTGTAACTTTGCTCGCCCTTGCCCTGACCTCTTACACCGCACAGGCAAATGACACCTCGACCCTGAAGAATTCCCTTAAACAATGGCAACCGATTGAAGTGTCGAAAAGCGGCGACACGCTGACAGTGATTCTTAACGAGAGTCAAATCACACCTGCGATTTATGACTCTGTAATCAGTTCGGGAGTTTGCCCCGACATATGGACTAAAGATGTCCCGGCTAAATACCTTGAATCCGTGAAAGAGCTGCACATCCTGAATAAACATAAATTTAAGGGATACGTTCTGGAGCAACCACTCAACACCTGTAACGAGATGGGAAAAGAACAACCTGAGAGGGCAAAAGTGATAATGCTATCTCACACTCATCTTTTCTGATCCACTGAATACAAAAAGCCCCGCGTTTGCGGGGCTTCTTTTTGGTCACTGCCAGTGGATTTGCTGCTGGCCGGTTGATGTTGGGTGCGGTGGCGCAGGCACTAATACTGCAGGTGAGGCGATAAACCGCTCGACCGTCTCAGTGGTAACAAACGTACAACTGCAGTTGATATTTGTGCACTGATGATAGCGCTCTTTTGTCGTGTCAGAGAAATAGCGGCTAGTGCGAGCGTGGGCGGCGTAGTGGCATTTTGGGCAGTGAAACATGATGAGCACCTTTTAACGTTTCCGATGCAGTCATTTTATCCAACTTAATCATATAAAACAAACACATACGATTAATTTAGCTATCTATTTCGTCTGCTTCATACTCTACATCCGAGACCTTCACCTCAAGCTCTAAGCCTGTCGTGTAGCCGTTCCCGTTGAGGTTATGCACCACCCGGCTGATTATCCACGCCTGCTCGTCTATAACGCGCTTAAAGCCTTTCACCGCAACCGGCGTTTCAGGAAATAAATCTGCCCGGCCAGTGGCGAGCGTAATCGAAAACTCCGCCACCCCGCGCTGCAGTTTATCCCACTTAGCCTGAGCCGCGCGCATCGCCTGCGCCTTTGTCGCGTAGATGGTCGTGAGCTCCAGCACGTTGTCAGACTCACCGGCCATATACTCACCCTCTCGCGCCTCCTGCTCCTTTTTCACCTGGCTCTTTGCCGGTGCTTTGACGGCTTTCGGGTGCTGCAGTGCACGCAGGTGCTGCACCTTCGGCTTGCGTTTCAGCTTCACCTTTTGCTTTTGCGGTTTCGGGTCTTTGGTATGCAGCCATTTCGCTGTGACGCCGGTGTACGCCTCACGATCTGCAATGGCGAACTGATGCCGGTCGCCGTCGCCACGCTCGACGGTCATCTGCGGGATGGGTTTGCCACTGGCCACCTTGCCGCTACCGGCTTTCAGAAATAACAGTTTTCCCGCTTTGACAGAAACCGACGCACCGTTTCGGTCAGCCAGTCGGGAAAGAAACGCCGCGTCGGATTCCTGTGACTGGTCGATATGCGGCACGGCGATCGCTTTCAGGGTCTCAGCGACGCTGGCCGTGAGTTTGTTACGCTGCGCGATGGTATCGACAATTACCCCGAGCGTGGTGTCATGCCATGACTGCTCGCGGCGTGAGTTCAGCGTCCCACGAAAATCCGCACTACGCCCCCGGATGGTCAGCGTATCGGGCGCGCCCCGGTGCTCGATTTCATCGACCGTGAACGTCCCTTTTTTTATCAGCGCGGAATCCTGCCATCCTAACCACAGCGTCAACGTAGCTCCGCGCGGCGGCATTGCTATCTGGCCGTCAGTGTCATCGAGCTCGATATCGAGCTGGTCGGCCTCGAATCCGCGATTGTCGGTCATGGTCAGGCTAATAAGGCGGTCACTAAAATCCTGCGTGATATCCTCGTTATCCAGCTTGAGCATAAACGCCGGGGCTATCTTCGCCCCGGCCTGCACGTTCATTCCCGTTATCATCCCGCCAGCCCTCCGAGCCAGTCACCGGCAGACGTGACCAGATTATCAGCCTGCGTTTTCAGGTCGCCATAAATGGCCGCGACAGAATCATCGACGCGTTTCAGCGACAGGCTAAAGTCGATTTTGCGCGCCTGGCCATCGCTGAAAAACTCGGTGTGCGTATGGGTCACTTTCTCGATGACATACATCCCGAGGATAAGGCCCGTCCCGTCAATCAGCGGCCACGCGCGCCCTTCATTCGCCATCAGTTCGACCGCCGTCAGCGACAGACGACCGCCGGTGATTTCAGGGTAAAGCGTGCCCGACAGGGTGCGGGAGGTTTCCCCCTCCCCGAGAAACTGATAGGCCGGTGGCTTGCCGATGCGGTCATTAGACGCCCAGCGGTAATCCTTCGAATACTGCATAGACTGATACGGCAGGGTATGCCGTTCAAACACAAAAAAGCCCAGCACCATTAGCATGTGTTTCCCTCCTTAATCGTGTCTCATGCTGGAGCGCTGGCGCGCCCGTTTCTCACGGTCGAGTTTTTCGACGGCCTCGCGCAGCTGGCGATCGAGGTCACTGCCCGGCGCGCCCCCACCCTGCAGGGTGATGTTGTACTCGCTTTTACTCTGGTCGATATAGGACTGCCCGGAAGAGGCCGTCACTGGCCGGTAAGCCTGATAACCACCATACCCTGCGGTCTGCGGGATGTACCCGCCACCCGGCGCAGCCTTGTCTGCTTTCGCCGCCGTCTGGTCAAGGTTGCTGGATTCCTTTTTGATAACGCCCAGCTTTTCCAGCAGCCAGCCGACCTTCCCGCTCAGGCTGTTAAAGATATTCAGTGGAGCCATCAGCGCATCGGCCAGCCCCTTACCAAAGGCCACCCCGACATTTTTGCAGCGCTCGAAAATATCCTGCAGGGATTTCACCGGCGCAAACAGGTTAGTAAACCATTTCCATACAGCACCGAGCTTTTCCGCGATAGCGTCAAACACCGGCGACAGCGAGGCAAAGGCCGTTTTAATCCCCGCAACCACCTCCGAGAAAAAGGCGCTGATTGGCTCCCAGTATTTATAGATAAGCAATGCAGCGCCCACGACAGCCGCCACCACAGCCACCACCGGCAGACTGATTGCAGTAATGGCCGTGACAATGGCCGTCCCGGCAGTGGTAAAAATCACACTCAGCAGACCGGCAGCGGCGATGATGCCGTTAATCCCCGCGATGACCGGCCACGCAATAAGGCCAATTCCGCCCAGTACGCCGACCAGAGCCAGCGCACCGGCAGTCACACTGAAAATGGTTTGCGTGAGCTCAGGATTCGCTTTCGCCCAGGCGGCGACCTTACCGAGCATATCGGTCACGGAAACCGTCAGGCGACGCAGCGCGGAGTTCTCTTTATCGAACACCTCAATCTGCAAATCTTCATAAGCCGACTGCAGGTTTTTCAAATCCCCGTCGAGGTTGTCGGTCTGGATTTTGGCTATCCGCTCCGTGGTTCCTTTCGAATCCCCGATTTGCTGGCGTTTGCTGGCAAGCGAGCCATCACCGGCAGCGGCGACGAGCTTAATCGCGCCCTTCATTGCCTCTTCACCAAAGATGACTTTCAGGTATTCGCCCTGCTCCGCCGTGCCGAGCTTGTTTTTGACAAAGGATTTATGAATATCTTTGAGGATTTTCTCGACCGGCAGCATGTTCCCTTTGCCGTCGCGGGTTTGCACGCCCAGCTCTGAGATAGCATCAACCGCTTTGCCCATCGGTGCCTGCAGGCGGTTGAAAATGGCGCTCGCACCGGTCCCGGCCATCGAGCCTTTAATCCCGTTATCCGCCAGAATACCGAGCATCGATGTCGTGTCTTCAATGCTCGCTCCGGCCGCTTCCGCAATCGGCGCGACATATTTCATCGCCTCGCCCAGCTCGACAAGGCCAGTATTGGATGACGTAAAGCCCTTGGTCATCACATCCGCGACGCGCTCAATCTCGGTTGTCGACAGGTTAAACGCTGACTGCATGTTGGTAATGATGTCGGCGGCTTCGGCAATATCGACATCCGCCGCAAGGCTCAGGTTGACGGTCGAGCCGGTCGCCGCCAGCACATCGTCGGCGTTATAGCCCGAGCGTGCGAGCGTGGTCTGCGTGCGCGCCACATCACCCGGTGAAAAGGCCGTGGTCGCACCGATATCACGCGCCTGTTTTCGAATGGCCGCGAGTTTGTCATCGCCCTTATCAAGACCGAGGATCGCCTGTGTACCTGACATCTGTTTATCAAAACCAATACCCGGCGCGATAAACCGTGATGCGCCATAAAGCCCGGCGGCCGCCACACCCACGCCGACCATCCCGGCATTACGCGCACCGGCGGCGAGCTGTTGCCCGGATTCATAGCGTTTTTTTACCGCACTCAGTCTGGCCTGTTGCTGACTGACCCGCGCCAGTGCGTCGCGCTGACGGTTGAGCTGTGCGGTTGTCTCGCTGATACTGCCTTTCAGGCGGCGCTCATCGGCTGACAGGCTGCGGGTATTTATCCCGGCCTGTGCGAGCTCCGTGCGCTGGCGCTGTACGGACTGGCGCAGGCCGTTGTATTTGAGCTGCAGGTCAGCAGCGGATTTCTTTGCCGCTTCCAGCGCGCGCGCCTGCGCGAGTGTCGGGGTCTGGGTGTTTTTAAACTGGACGGCCAGCGCCGCCGCTTCCTGTTTCGCCTTATTGAGTGACTGGCCGGTCACGCCGAGCTGCGCGCTGGCTTTCCTGAATCCGTCAATGCGGGACGCCTGCGCGTTAAGGTCGCGCAGGTTTTTCTGTGAATTGCGGATATCGCCAGACAGGGATTTACTGGCGGTCTGGATAGCCTTAAGCGGTCGGCTTGCCCGGTCGACTGCGTTCAGCAGCACCTCAAGTCTGACATTATTGCTCATGATGGTTTCCGCTACGTTGCAGCGCTTTCTCGCGCCACGTGAAGAGCTCGGTCACGCTCAGGGAATTCAGCTCTGATGGCGGCCAGTGAAAAACCACCGCAATATCCGCCATCAGGTCATCAACCGACAGGTCTTTGTGAAATTCTAGCGTTCCGAAACAGGTGACAAAAAACCGACCACCTTACCGGCGAGCGAAATCAGGTCGGACACATCGAGACGCGAGACCTCATGCTCGGTGAGTGACGGAAAGGTCATGCGCGGCAGCACCTTAATCAGCGCATCGACGTCAGACTGCGCCAGCGCCGCCAGCGACACACCGCGCAGGGTTCCCGCGTTCGGTTTGGTCAGGGTGATTTGCCCGATTTTCTGCTCGCCGCGCATCAGCGGGGTATCGAGGATCACAACGTTCGGGTTTTCGGTTTCGGTGGTGGCGGTTTCGTTGATGTTTTCCATGATATTTATCTCTTCAAAGTTAAGTGACCGGCCAGCCTTGCTGACCGGGTCAGGGGTTACAGGCCAATCGCCCTGCGGTGCTCCGCCAGACGGTCGACACCGTCCACTTTCAGCACCATGTTGATGACGTCAATCTCAATGACTTCTTTCCCGTCAATCGTGAGCTGGTAGTAGCTGCATTCGGTCGACATTTTGGTCGTCCCGCTTTCGCCCTGCTTGTTTTCGCCGCCGTCGTACTCTTTGTGACGGCCACGCATCACCACCTCAACGGCAGAAATCGCGCCGGTGTCGTCGCGCTGATACGAGCCGGTAAAGCGCAGCGGCACGCTGTCAGCACCCGGCGAGGCGTACTGTGCCCACAGGTCAACGTCGGGCAGACCGCCGAGCGTCCACTCAAGCGACAGCGCGTCGTCATCGAGACCGAGGTCAATCGATACCGAGCCCGGCATCCCGCCGCCGCGATACTTCTCAAATTTGCGGGTCAGCTTTGGCAGGGTGACGGATTCCACGACGCCCATGTAGCTCAGGCCATCGTTGAACATGTTCAGATATTTAAGCTTGCGCGGTAATGCCATGCTTGCAGCTCCTTAGCTGTTGACCGAGTCCGACAGGTTCGCCAGATAGGTATCGGTGATGCGCTGGCGCAGGGTCAGGTTTTCCAGCGGCGGGACGGGGGTGTAATCGTAATCGATATACAGTTTCCCCACTTTCAGGGTCGCGGTGTCGTTCGACTCCGGGTCGTACCAGCAGGAGCCATCGACGATATAGCCGTTGTTTTTCAGCTCGCGGAATTTGGCATTGATACCGGCGACGATGTCGCGAATCAGCGTCGGGGTAATGGGTTTATCCATCGCCCACGCGTGCGCCTCCGCCATCGTGTCGGCCAGCACCTGCGCGGTACGGGTGTAGTTCTCAAACAGGAAAAGCGGGTCATCCGAGCAGGTGCGGTTTCCCCAGAACTTAAATCCGTCGTTGCGAATCAGCGTGGTGACACCGGCCTGATTAAGCAGGTTGGCGTCGGTCGCTGGCTCCTGCAAATCCCACGACACCGAAGCACTGACGCCGGTGACGCCATTCACGCCGACGTTTGACAGGGTTTTGTGCCAGCCGGTCGTCTGGTCGATTTTGGCACGCAGACCCAGCGCGCGCGCCGTCGCCCAGGCGGTTGAGGTTTCATTCGCCGTGGTGTCCCACGCCAGAAAATCAGGGAAGATGACCATTAGCTCGCGCTGGCTGAAATTCTTGCGGTAGTCGATGGCTTCGGAAATGGTTTTGCAGCCCCACGCACTGATATAGCCAAAGGCGCGCAGGCTCTGACCGGTAGACGCGAGCGCGGTCGCCACTTCCTGCGTATCCAGCCCCGGCACACCGAGAATGCGCGGCTTAACGCCGGTGACGGTCTGCGCCGTCAGCAGCGCTTTCAGGCCGGTATATTTCCCGTTTTCGTCAGTCGTCCCGATGATGTTAGAAATGGTTTGTTTCTGCGCCGCGTCAGGGTCGTCAGGGTCGTCGACACCTTCGGCCACGCGCACGACCACAATGACCGGTTTGCACTGGTCAGCGATGGCCTGCAGGGATTGTGAAAGCGTGCCCTGTTTACCGGCTTTACCGATAGCGGTTTGCACGCTGGTAATCAGCACCGGCTCATTGAGCGGGAATGCCTTTTCGTCAGCATCGCTGGCGGTGCAGACCATGCCGATGATGGCCGTTGAGACGGTGGAAATGGTGCGCACGCCGTCGTTAATCTCGATGACCTGCACGCCGTGATGATAGTCGCTCATCCGTTAAACTCCGTGGTGAAGTGGAGCAACTATTTTCTGTTGTGTCCTGCTTAAGCGCACCGGATAGCGCTTCGGCCACCGGCGACACAACAAACAAAAAAGCCCTCCGGGCGGAGGGCTCTGAAATCAGGCTGGTATTGGCGGCCAGTCGACCTGACTCACCACTGCTGCCGTATCAATATTTTCAACCTCATCGATGTAATCGAGCACAGCGGCCAGTGTGGCTGACTCAGATTCGGTAAGGGTGCGACCGGCCTGCAGTTTGAGCTGAATCACGCTCACGGACTGCATCGCATCACTGATAATTTGTTGCTTCTGCAGTTCCGCCATTGCCGGATAATCCGGCTCGATGGCTTTCAGCACCGGCTTGCCCTGCTCATTCGGGACAATCATTTTGCCTTTGGTCTGGCCGTCGATTAAATGCTGATACCAGCGGTCAGAAATCGCGACCGCATCGGCAGGCCAGCCAGCAGCAGCCTCAAACGCAGGACGATCCCCTTCATACAGAAAACCGCCAATTCCTGCACTGTAATAATATCCGTTCATTTAGTACCCCACAGCCCAGACCAGCGGCGCAACACTGCCATTGCTGCCGTATGCCCGATTCGGTTTAACGACGCAGTTCGCCGTTGTTTTTGAAACAAGGTGATAATGTTGCTCGGCGTTGTCGTTGTTGCTCACATTCAGCGTGCTGACTGAGGCGAACAAACATGCTGACGGAAACGCTTTAGGGAACGTCACCGTGTGGTTGGCTTCGTTGCTGACCGTTGCCCCCTGGCACCACTGATAAATCAGGCCGGTACTGGCATCCTGCAACCAGCCATTCGCCCCCCTTGATGCGGTGTTCGGCGCGGCATAACTCCCTTTTGCCTGATAGCGCGCGTCAAAGTTGCCGTAATCTGACGGCAAAGCCTGACCGACCACATTCAGACCATGCCCGATAGAAACCCTGCCCGTCGCGAGACTTACGGTAAAGGGCCGTAAACTTCCGTAACTCCCCCATACGTCACCGCTGTTGGTAAGCATGAGATAAAGATTACTGCCATCATTTCGCCAGAATGTGCCGTAATTCCCGTAGGCAATGCGGTAGCTGTTAACAGAGCTTGACTGAATTTCAGAAAGTGAATAAATCGCCCCTGCAAAGGTGGCTTTTTTCGATGTGTAGTCAATATTCAGCAGATTGCCGACATAGCCCCCCGCCGCATCGTAATTGTAAATTGACCAGCCGTTTTGATAGGGTCCAAACGCCCAGCGCATCTTTCCGTTCGAGTCGTAAACGTTAACCATGCCGTTGTAAGTGCTGGAACCCACAGCATTGGCATAATCGCCCCAGACAATCCGCCCCTTACTCGTGAATCCCTGATTAAACGTGACAGGCCGTGCAAAGGTTCCGCCCAGAGAAGCAGAAACGGCATCAACATCCGCCGCCTTGGGTTTGTTATATTCGCTGTACAGCTTTACCCACGAAATCCCGGCGCCCGCTCTCTGACGCCCGATATAGGCATGATGGTTATCACCATCAATGGCAAAATAATTGGTTGTTGGCGTACCGTCGTACGGGATAGTGATGCCAGACTTGACCTCAACGGCATCGCGCCAGAATGAAGCAACGGTTTCTTTTGCAGCGGTTACATTTCTGGCAGCACCGCCCAGACCCTGCCAGCCGACAACCGGCACCCGCCCGGCTGTCGTGTCCGTCAACGATGTCACAACATCCGCCTTTGATGCCGTTCCGAGACGCTCCTTAACGCTGGTCAGTTCATCATTAACGGCCTTTACCGCCTTTGGGGTCGCCGCCAGCGCTTCCGAGGTGCTGTCGGTTGCACTACTGAGCTGGACAATGCCCTTCTGCTTTGTGGTGGCGTCCTGAGCCGTATATTTACCATCAGCAAGGTCATACGCTGCCTTAACCGCTTTCGGCGTCGCGGCGAGCGTCTCAGACGTGCTGTCGGTTGCATTGCTTAACTGCGTGAAACCCTTTTCTTTCAGCGTGGCGTCAGGATGGCGGCGTGACTGCTCATGCTCTGCGAGCTTATCGTCGACATAATCCTGCGTCGCCATCACCAGCGTGGTATCGATGGACAGCTCGACCGTGTCGATGTCGCTCACCATAATGACCATGCGCAGCGTCTGCGCGCGCCCTGACCCTTCCGCCAGCTCAGGCTTGTAGCTCTCCGCCATATTGCCGACCGCAATCAGCGTGCCAGTGTCATCGTAAAGCCCCATTTCACGCAGCCAGAAACCGCCGGTCTCAGGGGGAATAACCAGCTCCGCGACGACATAGTTTTTGTGCTTTTTGTCCTGGCTGATTTTATTCAGCGCATGACGCCAGACCTCATTGACCAGTTTTGTCTGACTGGCGTTCGGTTCGGGCAGTTTCCCGCCGCCATCCCCGACGGCCATCGCCGTAAAATTCACTTTCTTCCCGTTCGGGACGGTCGCCGCCGCCAGCTTTTCCGCACCGGCTTTGGTGATAACGGTTTTATATTTTACTGTCATTGTGCTCTCACTTATCCGGGGTAAACCGTGGTGATATCGCCGTCATAGCTCAGGGCTCCGTAATACAGATAGCCCGGAATATCCTGAATAATATTCAGGCCGATAAGATGGCGGCTCGCGGGTTTGGCATCGGCAATCAGCCGCTCCATTTCGTAATACATTTCCTCGGTAATGCCGGTCTCTAACACGCCGATATCGAGGCGGAATGTGCCGGGCGGGTCGTTCGTTTCCCACCATTCCGTCACGTTAATCAGATACCCGAGCGGCTCGACCACCCGGCGCACCGCACCAATCGTCCCTTTGTGCGCATGGATAAACCACGCCGCGCGGATCACCTCGCGCTTTGTCTCTTCCGGCCAGCTTTCATCCCAGCGGTCGACCGAAAACGCCCAGGCAAGCCACGGCAGCAAATTTGCCGGGCAGGTGTCGGCGTTCCACAGACGGCGCAGCGGGACGGGGGTATTTTCGATATCCGCACAGGCACGCGCCGCCGCGACCTCAAGCGGCGACGAGCCGACCGGCAGCAGGCGGTTATTACTCATCGTTACCCCCGACCGTCACGCTGTACGCGGTGCAATAAGACGCCTGCGTATCATCGAGCACGATATCGGCCACAGGTGCTACCAGTTCGACACGCTGCACACCCTCGACGTGGAGCGCGGCGTAGATGGCTGACTTGCGAATATCCCGCCCGAGCCGGTGCTGTGCGCTGATATAGGTCTGCAGCTTCGCTTTTGCCGCACTGAGCACCGGCTCGCTTTCGGGGCCGGGATAAAGGTAAAGCGCCGCGTCGATGGTGTAGTCGACAATGGTCGCTGACTGGACGGTCACACGGTCAGCGACTGGCCGCACGTCCTCGTCATTCAGCGCAGCACGCACTACGGCGAGCAGCTCGTCGGACGCCGCGCCGTTATTTTCGCGGGACAATACCGACACGGTGACGCAGGCTGGCTCGGGGCTGATGACGGAAATATCCGCGACCCGCCCGTCGGCGCTGCGGCCATGAAACTGATATGCCCCGGTAGAGCCTGCGGTACTCAGTCCCTCGGGGGCTTGCTGGATACGCAGGCGATAGTCGGTGTCCGATTCCATCACGGCAGGTGTCGGCGGCAACGTGGTCTCGTCTGCAGGTGTGATAACGAGGCGCTCAACGCTGGAATTTGCCCCTATCTGGTCGAGGTCAGCACCGGCGGCATAGGCCAGCATGACCGCACGCGCGGCCTCGTTGACGCGCTGACGCCAGATGACTTCACGATAAGCGTTCTCCTGCAGCAGCTTCACAATCGGCTCAGATTCAAGCGTCAGCGTGCGCGCGACCGCCTCCTGCTGGTCTTCGGGATAAAGCGAGACAAGCGTCGCCTTGCGTTCGCTCAGAATGGTTTCAAAATCCAGCTCTTCCACGACATCGGGCGCGGCGAGCTGGCTCAGGTCAACAATAGCCATAGCGTTTAACTCAGTGGAATGGTGAGTGAAAAGGGCTGGCTCGTCGTCGAGCGCGTGCCGGTAATATCGACATACAGCGCGCCGTCAGCCTCGCCTCGCTCAAAGGTGATGGTCGACAGTGTGACGCGCGGCTCCCACTTCTGGATCGCGGAGTAACACGCGGCCATAATCTGCAGGCGCAGCGCCGGGGTCTGCGGCTGGTCAATCAGCGCTGAAAGAAGCGAGCCGTATTCGCGGCGCATCACCCGCGAGCCAACCGGCGTGACCAGAATGTCGCGCACGCTCTGCCTGATATGGTCGGCCTCAGAAATACTGAGCCCGGTCTGGCTGTTCATTCCCAGATAACGCACCGTCATTTGGTCTCCTTCGTCCAGCTCCCGCCGCTCTGCACATTGCCGTGTGCGTGGTCATCCGCCTGCACGCCATTAGAGATAAATTTCCCGCCGGTGTGCGTGATATCGCCTTTCATCGTCCCGCCCTTCTGCACTTCGAGTGAACCGGTGATGAGCTTGTTGGTACACACCACCTCGGGTGTATCGAGGGTGATGCGGGTTTTAGCTTTGACCAGCACCACCGGCACGGTCGCGGTAATGGAATTCGACGCCGTGACGTCGGCGGTTTTGATACCGGACACGGTGAGCGCGCCGCTGTCGGGTTCGTACTCGATAACCGCCCCGTCGGGAAAGGCAATGTGAAACGCATCAGGCGAGGCAGACGGCGCGGGATGGTCATCAGAAAAAATGGAGGGCAGCACAAACGCCGTATCGAGCTCACCACCGATAGCCAGAATCAGCACCTGCTCGCCAACGGAAGGAGCCCACCACACCCGCGAACGACCGGCGCGCGAGGTCAGCCAGTTAAGCCATGTGGTTTCCATCCCGCCGGTCTGGACACGACAAAGCCCCTCGACGGGGTCGACGTCGGTCACAATGCCAGTACGGATGAGGTTGCGGATCGCGCGTGCGATATCCTGCAGAGAATTTAAATTATTCATGCGGAAAGGATGCCGCCGGGCAAGGCCAGCGGCAATCGAGCGGGGTTTTATGAGGGGTGAGACAACAATCAGTTGCTTAAATGTTTGATGACCAGCTCCCCGACAAGCTGTTTATCCGCCTGGCTATATCCGAGTAACTGGCGTTCTGAATATTGCACGTCGCGGCTGTGCGGGTTTGGCCGGTCTTTAAGGCCGAGCTGATGGACTCGGGCGATACGCTGCACCTTTCCGGTAAACTCGACCACGGCAGCATCATTGTTACCACTGGCTTTCATGTAGCGGCTCGTTCGCAACTTCTGAAACATCGCGCGCTTGATTCGCCCCGATTTTGCCCTGAGCGGCTGGCGCTTTCGCGCCTGATACGGTGTGCCATCGGGCGCTTTTTGCTGTTTAATCCGTTGCTGTTGCGATTTGCGCAGTTCCTTCGCAATCTCTGCGGCGAGCTTACGCCGCCCCGCCGGTGACATCGCCGCAATCAGCCCGGCGAGCTTGTCGTCAAAGGGCTTTAACTCACTCATCCCATTTGCTCACCAGCTCGCCATTGATATAAAGCTCGGTCGGACGCATGACCGGCTCGGGCAATGGCGGCTCAGGCGCATAACTGACGTGCAGCACGCCGTTTTCATCCCTGACAAGCGTGCGCTCGGTGAGCTGCAGGCTGATACTGATATCAACACTGTCACCGTCGTTTAAATCCATCTGGAAGCGGTAGCCCTTTTTGCGCCCCTCATCCGTGGTACAAATATCCGGCTGATTCTCACGCAGCCACACGGCCACCGGCACGAAAATCAAATCCGGGTCGCCGACAAAATCACACACGATCACATTCAGTGTGTAAATCTTTTCGTGGGACAGCGAGGCCGCGAGGCGCGCATCGATATTCCCCTCATCGGCAAAGATGCGCATCATTTCGGGGTTCGTTTTTAACTGCGGTACGGCGTCAGTGAGCGCCTGGCGCAGGCTGTGTGCTTTCTTCATCGAGTTTGTCCTGGCAGTCTTTGACGGTTTCGACTTTGAGCGCGCAGGCAGTCAGCGCGCCCTCAAGCCTGCGAATATCGGCGCTCAGGTCGCCGTTAGTGACGGGATCGCTTCCCGGCATCGGGCAAAGGCTCACCTTCGGGCAAGCGCTGTAAACAATGACCGGCGGAGGCGCAGGCGGTGCGGGTGTGCAACCGGCGCACAGCATCAGGCAAATCAGCGCGATACCAGCGGCGCAGCTCTTCGTTTTCATTCATCAGCCTCGTTATAGTTTCTTCACGCCTTGCCGCCAGCTCACCGGCAGCGGTCAGTTCATCAGCGAGCCTGACCTGACCGGCCTCATTCGTTCTGGCGATGCGTTGCGACACGGAAAGCTGATTTTTCAGCATCCCGATAGTCGTCTTTTGCTCACTGGCGACCCGGTTCGCTCGCTCAAAGGAGCGGGATAAATTCGCGTTATCGTGGCGCAGCCACAGCACCACGGCGAGCAACCCGGCCAGCAGAATCATCAGCGCTTTCATTGCATCCCCTTCACACAGTAAGCCCATTCCCGCGCACGGCGGTTCTCAAGCCCTTTGTTTCTGACGCCATTTACGAACACCCAGCGGGTGAGCTGGTCACACGCCTGCCACCACTGATGACGCTTGATAAACGAGACCAGCGTCGAGCGACACGCCGCACCGGTTCCCACGTTGAAGGCAAAACTGACCAGCGCGTCATACACGCGCGGCGGCATTTCCACCGGCACGCAAACGGCGAGACGCTCCTCGACGTTCAGCACATCCGCGACGAGGTTCGCCGCCGCCTGACGCTCGGTAATATCCCCTTTCGGGACGACACCGGCAGTGTGGCCAATGCCTGACGTCCACACTCCCGCGCTGCACTGGTAAGGCGTCAGGCGACAACCTTCGAGGTCAGCAATCAGCGCCAGCCCCTCGGGCGAGGTGTTAAGCAGACGAAAGTCAGGCATCAGCGCCGCCAGCGCCAGCACTGCGGCCACACTGCATCGTTTAATGATTGAGCTCACGAATGGCCCCCTTATCCAGTCCGAGCGAGGTCAGATAGCGATAGGTTTTGCGCTTAAACCAGTAATTCGTCAGCGCGGTAAAAATGGCGCAGCCACCGCCCACATAAAGCGCCATTTTCTCGGGCGACATCGCCCCGAAATACGCCAGCCCCACGGCCAGCCAGTAGGCGATAAACGTCGTGATTTTTTCCATACTCAGTCCCATAGATTCACCGTCTCGGTTTTCGGCGCGCTGTCGGTCTCGGGCAGCTCTATCGCCGTGCCGTGCGGCAGAATGACGCCCAGCTCCGACAGACCGGAGTTAGCCTGCAGCACCGTCTCGACGACGCCCTCAGTGCGCCCGTAATAGCGCGCACAAATTGCGTCGAGGGTGTCGCCCTGCATCGCATAGACCTTCATCAGATTTGCCCCACGATACAGCGTGCCTTGTCCTGAATACGCGCTACTGACCAGCGCATATCTCGCCACATCTCATCGATGGTGCTGTCGATACTGTCGGCCTTTTTGTCGCCCTTGCTGGTCGCATCCACGCCGCGATAACGCTCGTAAAGCGTGGCGGTCGTCATCGAGCACACGGCGTTAAAGTAGTGAAAGCAGCGCACGCTCTCGCCGTCGAGCTCGTCGGAGGGAACATCCGCGAGCGTGGCGTGACCGGCGTCGAGCTGCAGGTCGCGCCAGTCGCGCAGCTCCGCGTTAGTCTCCGCGATGGCGGTCTTTATCGCCCGGCGCAGACGCACAGGGGAAACGGTCTGCTCAAGGCGCATTTCTTCGCGCACGCGCTGCGGGTCTACATCAGGAAAAAAACCGGTATTTTTAATCACCGGCTCACTCTCGCCCGGTGGCGGTATCACCACGCCCGGCACGTCCTGCGGCGTTGTTTTGGGCTCAATAATCAGTGTCGTCATGACAACCTCGGGAAATAGGTGGGCGGTGGACGCCGGTCGCAGTCAGGGTAATCAATACCCGCATTGACCGGCGTGCCGCCCGGCTCGGGGAGCGTTCGGTTAACCTGCGGCTTTTGCCGCCTTTGGTGGACGCCCGCGCCGGGCCGCCGGTTTAGCAGCAGGCTTGCGCGTGCGTGGTGTGTTCTGTTTTTTGACAGGTTCGGCTTTCGGCTTTAGCTGACGCTCAAGATTTTCAATGTCTTTTTTCACGCCGATAGTTCGCTCTAACTGGATCGCGCGCTGCAGGTGCGCCAGTGCCTCGGGCAGCTCCCCTGCGTCACGCAGCACGTAGCCGGTGATTTTGTGCAGCTTCGCGCGCACGATGTCGGGCATATCTGCACGCTCAGTCAGTGCGAGGGTATCAAGCAACAGCGCCAGCTCAGGTGACTGTTTAGCGTCACGCAGACGCTGCGCGGCAAGCGCCACCTCTTCGGCCAGCAGATACGGCGTGGTGCGGCGATGACCGCCGACCGGCATCGTGAGTCCCCAGGTCATCGCATATCGGGCAATTTCCAGCGCACCGGCGATGTCATCCGCATCGAGACGCCAGAGCATGACGGTCATGACAATGTCATCCTGTGCGCCCTTGCCATTTGCAAGGACACCCGCCACCCACGGCAGATAGAACGGCAGCAGCTCGCGCTTTTTATCTGCCTTGCGCTCTTTGGATCGGATTTGTTTTAACGTGCGTGAGTCTGCGGCCAGCTTAACGAGCATCTGCTCATAGGCAGTTGCATTGCGCAGCGGAGCAGCAGCCCGCCGCGCGGTTTCAGAGGCCGAGACCCGCATCATGTGAAGCGCTGCGGGGCTCGTCATGGTTTACTCTCCGCCGTTCTCGTCTGCAGGTGCAGCGAATTTGCCGAGGGTAATGTTTTCAATCAGACAACCGGCGGCATACGCTTCGACCACGTAATCAACATTCATTGATTCGTAGTTTTCGATGCGGTCTTTCTTCGGCTCCTCGATGATGGCGCGGCGGTGCGCGTCGTCCATGAAGTAAATCGACAGGTTATCGAGGCGCGTCACCATCAGCGCATTTGCCGGGAAGTACGGCACGCGCACGGCAGGCAGGTTGCCGATGCGTTTCTGGCTGATGATGATGTCAGCGGCCAGCGCCTCGCTGTTTTCCTGCGTCTTGTTGACGATCGGGAAATATTTGTCAGCCAGCAGCTTGCGACCGGTGATGACGACGAGCTCCGGGTCATCCTGATAAATCTCGTCAATCAGGTTGGTCGTGGCATCCATCACCAGCGCGTCGAGGTTTTGATAGTCACCGTTCTCCCCCACGCGGATCACATCAGAAATGACCTTTCCGTCTGCGTCGGTGATTTTTGACATCACGCGCGCCGGTGCTTCGTTGCGGTACTTCTGCAGCCAGCCCACCGCGACATCCTGCAGCATCGGATTGTTTTTGCGGTTGGAGGTTTCCGCGCGCTCGATACCGTTGAAACCGGCCATGATGAAGTCGAGCGACTGGCGCTTGATAATCGCGTCACGGATACGGGTCTGGAAGTCCTGGAATCGCGCCCACAGGTCGAGCTGTTTGTAACGGATATGGAAATCAAAGTTGATTTGCGCACATTCGTACTTGTTGGATTCAAGCGCCGTAAAATCAGCGGTCTTACGCTCGTCATCCCCGGCAGTATCGGCGGTGCTCGCAATCGTACCGTTTACGCCCACACCGACTTTTTCGCCTTTCAGTTCATCGACTGGCACGATGTTGATTTTGGTCAGAAACGCGGATGACAGCTGCAGGGTGTTCATCAGCGTTTGCGTCACGGATGGCTCGACGGTGAATTTCTTCGCCACGTCGTCGGTTTCGACGCCGTTCAGCTCCGCGACGCGGGTCAGGTAAGCATTAAATTTAAAGCGGGTTTCTTTACGCATTGTTATTCCTGTTTTCTAGAAATGGGGCATCAGGCCGGACAGCGAGCCCGGCGCGTTATCAGCAGTTAGTCAGCAGCTCGTCGCCCGTCCCGCCTTTGGATTTCTCGCGGCGCGGCTGGCGCTGGCTTTCGGTGTTATCGAGAGAGCTTTTCAGGGAGGTAAACGCCTGCGCACTTTCGTCTGCCTTGCGGGTCACTTCCTGCTTAAACTGCGCAAACGCGGTTTCCAGCTCAGTGACGCGGCTGTCGGTGGCGGTGAGGTTTGTCTGCACCAGTTCAGAGACTTCCGTCACCGCTTCATGCACATCAGCAAAACGCGCATCGTCAGTGGCCTGTTTGCGGCTGAAAATCGCCTTAACCTTGTCAGTCAGGCTGTTGAGTACGGTGTCGGGAACATCCTCAAATTCCAGCGCCGCCAGCGTGGCAACGGAAAACAGGTCGTCAGGCTGGTCTTTTTTACCGGCGAGCGGGTTCTGACTGGCGCGGCTGCAGAATTCGAGATATTCGGTGCCGAGGCTAGCCGGGTCATCGGTCACGGCCAGACCAATCAGATAGCACTTGCCGCTGTTTGAAAAATTCGGGCGAATTTCCATCGAGGTGTAAACCTTCTGACCGGCACGCACCATGCTCACCAGCTCATCGAGCGGCGCGATTTTGCCAAACAGCGCTTTTTTGCCGTTCAGCGCCGAGTCATCACTGATGATTTCCGCCTTAAGCTCGGTCACATCGCCTAAGCGCTTAAACGGACTGTCAGGCATCAGACCTTTGATATGTTCGAGGTTAATGCGGCAGCCATAGACACGCGGGTCGAAGGTGTCCGCCATTTCCTGAATATCATCGCCACTGATGACACGGCCATCGCAGGTGTCACCCTCGACGCCGATGCGAAACCATTTAGAAACTTTCTTTGCCATTGTTCAGGTGTCCTGATGTTGGGTTTTCGGTTCGGGGTTAGTTTCCCGACTCCGCCCCGCATCAGCCACCGCTTACGCTCCTGTTAGATCTGACACAACAGGGGCTTAGCGAATACGCGCGATGATTTCCTTAGCCTTGCCTCGTACCAATAAAACGAGGTGAGAATGACAATTTCGACTGATTTATCACTACTGAATGACCCTCGACGACAGGCGCGTCTGTTGTACTGGCAAGGGTTCGCCGTGCCGCAAATTTGCGACATGCTGCAGGTGAAGCGCCCGACGGTGCAGAGCTGGAAACAACGTGATGGATGGGAAGACACCGCACCGATTAATCGCGTTGAATCGACATTAGAGGCGCGGCTGATTCAGCTCTACGCAAAGCCCGACCTGACGCCGCATGACTTTAAGGTCGCTGATTTCCTGTCGCGCCAGATGGAACGGCTCGCACGTGTCAACCGCTACGGCCAGACCGGAAACGAGGCGGATTTAAACCCCAACGTGGCGAACCGCAACAAAGGAGATCGCAAAAAACCGAAACGTAATTTCTTTAGCGATGAAGCCATCGAGAAGCTGGAAGAGATTTTCCTCGACCAGTCGTTTGAGTATCAGCTCAACTGGCACAAGGCCGGGCTAGAGCACCGTATTCGCCACATCCTTAAATCGCGTCAGATTGGCGCAACGTTCTACTTTGCTCGTGAATCCCTTCTGCGCGCCCTTAAGACTGGGCAAAACCAGATATTTTTGTCAGCCAGTAAAACGCAGGCGTATGTTTTCCGTAAGTACATCATCGCCTTTGCGCGGCTGGTCGACGTCGACCTGTCAGGCGACCCGATTGTCATCGGTAACAACGGTGCAGAGCTGATTTTCCTCGGCACCAACTCAAACACCGCGCAGAGCCATAACGGCGACCTGTATGTCGATGAAATTTTCTGGATACCCAATTTTCAGAAACTACGAAAAGTTGCCTCAGGGATGGCGTCACAATCGCACCTGCGCACCACCTATTTCTCGACACCTTCCACGCTGGCGCATGGTGCTTATCCGTTCTGGTCTGGCGAGCTGTTCAATCGTGGGCGCAGCAGCGCCGCCGACCGGGTCGACATTGATATCAGCCACAAAGCGCTCGCCGGTGGCGTGCTCTGCCCGGATGGGCAGTGGCGGCAGATTGTCACCATCGAGGACGCGCTCGCCGGGGGCTGCACCCTGTTCAATCTGGATCAGCTGAAACAGGAAAACAGT